ATGGTGCCGTTTGAGTTTGCTCGGGGCGAGACGATTTCGCTCGCGCTTGATGCCGTAGAGGGTGATCCGGCCCTGGTGTCAGCGGTGACCGCCGCGCTGAAGCCCGTGGGAGCGGGCGGGACGGTGGTGGTGGCGGGGCCGCAGGCGGCGGCTTTGTTCGTCGTCAGCCTGCGGGCGGCGGCCGAGGATGATCCGGCCGGCTGGACGCTGACGATCGGCGCGGCGGAGTCGCAGGCGCTGAAGGCCGGGCTGTACCGGGCCGATGCGCGGATCGAGATGGGAGCGGGGTGGTGATCACTGATGCGGTCAGCTTGCGGATCGTCGAGCCGGTGAGCGGGTCGTGATGCGGCTGCGGTGGCGAAAGCCGCCGGCGGCGATCGTGACGCGGTGGCGTGGGCCGGGCGGAGCGATGGTGGTCGCCGAAGAGCCTGGGCCGGGCCCGATGGCGGCGCTCATCGGGCCGCCTGGGCCGCCGGGTCCGGTGGGTGATCTGGAGGGTGCCGTGATCGATGGCGGGACCTTCAACTAGGCAGGTCAGTCACCCTCACCCTCCCACGATGCTTTGCATCGCGGGCCCCTCCCTCTCCCTGAACGGGAGAGGGGCAAATCAGAAGGAGACGATAGATGGCGAGATTGCAATTGAAGCGGGGATTGAAGGCGAACTTGCCGAGTTCCGGCATGCTGGCGGGCGAGCCGATGGTGACGACGGACCGGGGGACGCTGCATGTTGCGACGGGCGCGGCGGCGAGGCTGCCGGTCGTGCCGGCGATCGACGACCTGGCGACCTTGGGCGCGGTGGATGGGACGGCCGACCTGCTGATCGTTCACGACGCGTCCGAGGCGGCGGCGCAGAAGGAGAAGAAGATCACCTTCGACTCTTTCAAGACGGCGCTCAACATCCCGGCGGGCGCTTCTGACGAGAAGGTGGCGGCGGTGGCGGGGGGCACGTCGGGCTACCTGTGGGGGACCGACGGCACCAACGGCGTGCTGCGGATGAATGCGTCGATGCTGATGAGCAAGGATGCGGGCAACGGCTTCGTGACGCTCGCCGTCGGCGACGTCGATTGCGGCACTTTCTGATCCGCCATGCCGAACGTGCAGCATAAGCGGGGCACGCGGGCGGCGCTCGATGCGCTTGCGGCGGCGGGTTCGCTAAGGGCGGGACAGCTTTACCTGATCACCGACGAGCAGCGGATCGCGATGGCGGTGAGCGGATCGGCTTACCAGGCCTATGCCCGGCAGAGCGAGGCTGGCGACCCGTGGACGCGGTACGTGCTCGGATCGGATTTCACCAACGCGACGACCTCGTTCGTGACGATCGGCGACGGGGCGGCATCGTTCAGCTGGACGCCGCCGCCGTCGAGCAGCTTCGTGGTCGAGGCCGAGCTGCTGCTGTGGACGGCCAACGCTTCGCTGCTGCCCCGGCCGGGGGTGAGCGTCGGCGCGGGGCAGGCTTACGGGACGTTGGAGATCGTGCATCCGGGCCTCAACACGGCCACGTTCAAGCAAGCGGCCGGAAGTTTTCTCAACCTCGCCGCCGCCTTGCAGATGCCGGCCGACAACCTGCCCGGGGCGAACACGCCCTGGCTGGCCAAAGTGGTCGTCAGGGGCCGCTCGGGCGCGGCGCCGGGCGCGATCGCGCTGCAGATGGCGGCGGAAGCGGCCGGCGCAAATACCGCCTTCGTCAAGGCCGGTAGCGAGATGCGCTGCCGGGCCTTCTGAGCCGGCTACGACCCAAGGAGAACAGAATGGACGGGCAGGAGCGCGCGGCTGCGGCTGCGGGAGGCGAGGCATGTTGAGCGCGCAGCCGATCGGGATCGGGCCGGATGCGGTCGACGAGGTCAAGGCGAGCCTTCGTATCCACAATGGCGACGAGGACGCGCTGGTGGGTGGCCTGCTCGGGAGCGCGGCGGGATTGTGCGAGCAATTCACCGGCCGGGCGCTGCTGCGGCGCGGGTTCACCGAACTGATCGCGGCCTCGGCGGTTTGGACGCGGCTGGAGGCCTGTCCGGTGCAGGCGATCGTGGGTGTGGACCTGCTGGGGCCGGACGGAGCGGCGGAGCTGCTCGGGGCGAGCGACTATGCGGTCGACATCGATGCCGCGGGCGAGGGCTGGGTGCGCCTGACGGGTGCGGTCCATTCCGGCCGGGTACGGGTGCGGTACGAAGCGGGGCTCGCTTCGACCTGGGCGGAGCTGCCGGAGGCGCTGCGGCACGGGATCGTGAGGCTCGCGGCGCATCTTTACGGGCAGCGCGACCGGCCTGAGGATGCCGGGCCGCCGGCGGCGGTGACGGCGCTATGGCGGCCGTGGCGCAGGCTTCGGTTGCGCTGATGTTCGAGCGATTGGTCGAGCGCGCCGAGCAGGCGGGCAAGCGGCGCGCGGCGGCGATTGGCGCGGATCTGGCCGAGCGGATGGGGAGTGAATTGCCGGACGGAGTTGAGGTCGAGGCGACGACGGCCGGGTGCGGCTTTCCGGCAGGCGCATCGGCGCGCGGTTCGCGCTCGAGCCCGGGCTGCGCTGGCTGCTGGCGAGGATGAGGTGATGGGAACGAGGCAGGTGGGCGCGGGGGAGGCGATGCAGGCGGCGGCGGCGGCGGGGCTGCTGGAGGCGGTGCCGGGGATCGGGGCCGTTACCGGGGCGCGCCAAGACGCGCGGCGTTCCCGCACGCGGTGGTGGACGGCGGGGTCGAGACCGACTGGGGGCACAAGAACGGTGCGGGGGCGCGAGGTGCGGTTCGCACTCGTGCTGCGGGACGGGGGTGAGCGTGCCGATCGGCTGCGGCAGCTGGCGAGCGAGGCCGAGGCCGCGCTGGTCGGGCTTGGCCGCGAGCTGCCCGGGTGGAGCATCGCCAGCCTCACCTTTCTGCGCAGCCGGATCGTGCCGGACGGGAGCGGCTGGACGGCGGTCATCGAATATCGCGTGCGCATGCTGCGGCGCTGAACGAGGAGACGGACATGGCGGCGGAAAAGGGGAGCGCGTTCCTGCTCAAGATCGGGAACGGAGCGAGCCCGCTCGTTTATGCGACGGTGGCGGGGATGCGGACCACGCAGCTGTCGGTGAACGGGCGAGGCGGTGAACGTGACCAGCAAGGATTCGGGTGGTTGGCGCGAGTTGCTGTCGGGCGCGGGGGTGAGGTCGGTGTCGGTGGCGGCGAGCGGATCTTCACGGGTCGGCGGCCGAGGGGCGGATCAAGAGCAATGCGCTGGCCGGCGCGATCGACGACTATGAGCTCAGCTTCGAGAGCGGCGAGCGGATGCGCGGGCGGTTCCTGGTGACGCGGCTGGACTATTCGGGCGATTACAATGGCGAGCGGAATTACGCGCTGAGCCTGGAGAGTCGGGCGGTGGTGACGGCTATGAGTGGGGCCAATCCGGCGCGGGGCGAGGCTGCCCTGCTGGCGTGGACGGCAGGCGGTAGTGCTGCGGCCGAGCTTCGAGGCGCTGGTGGCGGCGGAGGAGGAGCTTGGGCCCTTGTTCGCGCTGGTCGAGCGGGCGGCGGCGGGCGGGCTTCGGGTCGCGGAGATCGCGGCCTTGTTCTGGCATTGCCAGCGGGATGGGGCGGTGGCGCGGGAACGGATCGGGGCGGCGGTGGTGGAGAAGGGGTTGGCGGGGGTGACGCCTGTGTTGCGGGTGTTGCTGACGCAGATCCTGCAGGGGCGATGAGCGAGCCGTTCGCGCAAGCCGCCGCCAGGCTGGCCGGCCTCTCGGCCGTGCTTTTAGGATGGCGGCCGGGCGAATTCTGGGCGGCGACGCCGGCGGAATTGGCGGCGGTGCTGGGCGCGATGGGGAGCGAGCCGGACGGCTTTTCCGGCAATGAACTCCGCCGCTTGAGCGAGATGTTTCCGGACTGAGGGGGCCAGCATGGAAGAAGAGGTTGAGCGGCTGCTCGTGTCGGTGCGGGCGGATACGGCTGGGTTTGCGCGCGATGTGGCGGAGATGCGGGGGTTGCTGGATGGGCCGTTCGCGGCCGGCGCGGAGCGGGCTGGACGGGCGATCGAGGGCGCGTTGCTGAAGGCGGTGCGCACCGGTTCGTTCGGGTTCGAGGATCTGAAGCGGGTCGCGCTGTCGGCGATGGCCGAGATCGCGGCGGCGGCGATCCGGGCGGGGATCGGCGGCGGCGGAGGTGGGAGCGGGTCGGGCGGGCTCGCGCAACTTGCGTCGGCATTGTTCACATCGGTGCTGGGCGCGCCGGGGCGGGCGACGGGCGGGCCAGTGGCGCCTGGGCGGGCTTACATGGTCGGTGAGCGCGGGCCGGAACTGTTCGTGCCGACGGCGAGCGGGCGGGTCGAGGCGGCAGGCGCGGGCGGCGGCGGGCGCGAGGTGCGGGTGAGCATCAATGTGAACGCGCCCGGCGGGGAGCCGCAAGCCCTGGCGCAATCGAGCAGGCAGGTGGCGAGGGCGGTGAAAGCGGCCTTGTTGAGAGTTCGATTGAAGGGCGCGCCCTTCGGCGCGGTCACTCTCACCCAGCTTTGACTAGGGCGCCGCTGAAGAGCGCGGCCCAAGTCTGCGCAACCCTCTCCCTCAAGGGGAGAGGGGCTGATTAGGATTATCTCATGCCATATTGGCTTGCGCCCCCTGGCGCCACGAAGGTGTTCGGGCATTTGAAGAGGTTCGATGCACGATACTGGTCGGTGAACTTTCCGCGGCCGATGATGGCGGCGGTGACGACGACCGGGCCGCATTCGCTGCGGGTGGATGCGGTCTTTTACAATCGCAGCGATCTGGGCGGGGCTGATCTGGGAGGCGGAGGATGCGCACGATCATCCGCTGCTCAGGTACAGACCGCGCGGGATTTTCGGCGTGCACGCTGCGGTTTTCGGTGGCGGTCGGGCGGGGTGAAGCCGCTCGACGCGCTGCATGGGCCGACGCTGACGATCGAGGGGCGGGACACGGCCGGTGCGCCGCGAGCCTGGTATGTGCGATTATGGAATTATGCGGAAGGGACGCCTGAGGACGCCGTCGTCGAAATCGATTCGGGGCGGTGGACGGCGGGTTCCTGCTGCCGGCGAGGTCGGACCCGGTGTGGGCGGGCGATGTCGACCGGATGTTCGTCTCGCTGGTGGCGCCGGACTTCGATGGCAGTGCCGCGCCGCTGCCCGCGCCGGCGGAAGGGTGGGCGGAGATCAGCGAGATTGGCGTGCGAGGGTTCGGGTTCGGTGCTGGCGATCGGCGACGGGCTGGTGCCGGAGCATCGGCTGCAGATGTGCACCGGTTATGACGACCTGTACCATCTGACACCGGAGCGGGTGCTGCGGAACATCGTCTGGCTCGGCTATCGCGGCGCGATCAACCATTATGTCGGGATGAGCCATTATTTCCGGCTCGGGGCGGACGGCAAAGTGATCGCCGGGCTCAATGAGCCGTGCCTCGCCTGGCACCGCGACCTTGCGGCGCGGGCGAAGCTGTATGGGTTCGAGCTGATCCTGTCGCTTTCCTACGAGTTGCTCGACGCGCATAGCCCGGAGGGGTGGAAGCAGCGGGCGGAGGACGGCACGCCGGCGCTGACCGGGTGGGTGCCGCCATCGACCCTGCTGTCGCCGGCCAATGCCGAGGCGATGGGCTATTTGCAGGCGGTGGGTGCGGCGTTCGCCGGGGTTGCTCGGGACGCGGGGTTGCCCGTGCGGTTCCAGGTCGGCGAGCCGTGGTGGTGGGTGAAGGCGGACGGGCGCATCTGCCTGTACGATGATGCGGCGCTCGCCGCATTCTCGCCGGTGCCGATCAGTGACGTCAGGGGTGCATTGAGTTCGGCACAGACGGCGACGCTGGACGCGGCCGGGGCCGTGCTGGCGAGTTCGACGGCCGCGCTGTGCGCCGCGGTGCAGGCGGTTGCGCCCGATGCGCAGACCCTGCTGCTCGTGTTCCTGCCGACGGTGCTGGACGGTGCGGAGGTCAGCCGTGCCAACGTGCCGGTCGGTTGGGCGGCGCCGGCCTTCGATGTGCTCCAGCTCGAGGATTATGACTGGGTCACTGGCGGACGGGGCGGAGCTACGGCGGGCGCGGTCGACGCAATGGCGGAGCGGCTCGGCTATCCGGTTTCAGAGCAACATTATTTCGCGGGCTTCGTGCTGCGGGCCGAGGACCGGGCGCAGTGGCAGCCGATCGGCGGCGGCCGAGGCGGCGTTCGAGCGCGGGACCGGATCGGTCTTCGCCTGGGCGCTGCCGCAGGTGATGCGGGACGGGTTCACCTGGTGGGGAGGAGAGACGCAAGTGGACGCATTCGACGATGTGCGCTTTCCGATCGCGCTCGGGCGCGAGGCGAGCGTGGAGCCGGCTTTCTCGACCGACGTGGTGACGACGGCGAGCGGGGCGGAGCAGCGCAACAGCAATTGGGCGGACGCGCGGCTGCGCTTCGACGCGGGACCCGGCGTGAGGGGCGAGGGGGAGCTCAAGCTGCTGCTCGATTTCTTCCGCGCGCGGCGCGGGGCGGCGGTTGGGTTCCGGTTCGAGGACCCATTCGACAATGCGGCCGAGGAGGAACTGCTCGGAACGGGTGACGGGCTTCGGACAGAGTTCGCCCTGGTCAAGAAGTACGGGGAACAGGAGCGGCGGATCACGCGGCCGCAGGCCGGCAGCGTGCGGGTGTTCGTCGGCGGGGTGGAGCGGGTGAGCGGGTGGACCCTGGAGGACAAGGGGCTGGTGCGGTTCGAAGCCGCGCCTTCGGCCCGGACGGAGGTGCGGGCGAGCTTCCGGTTCGACGTGCCGGTGCGGTTCGAGGGAGACCGGCTGAGCCTCAGCCGGGCGACGTTCGCGGCGGGCGAGGCAGCGAGCGTGCCGCTGGTCGAAGTAAGGGAAGGCTGAGGTGGCGGCGTTCATCGAGCCGGAGCTCACCAGCATCGCCTTTTGTTGGCGCGTGGAGCGACGGGATGGGGTGGCGATCGGTTGCACCAGCCATGACCGCGACCTTCTGATTGACGGGCTCGTCTACGGGCGAGCCCGGGCATGCTGCCGTCAGCGGTGTCGCTGTCGGATGGGTTCGAGGCGAGCGCTCTGGATGTTTCCGGTGCGCTCACCAGCGATGCGATCACGGAGGATGACCTAGCGGCAGGGCGGTGGGATGGCGCGGGGGTGGTGCTGTTCATGGTCAGCTGGGAAGCGCCGGACGGGGAGCAGCTGCCGCTTGCCCGGGGCGAGCTGGGCTACATCAGCCTGACCGGGCAGGGCTTCACCGCCGAGCTGAAGGGGATCACGGCGGCGCTGGACCGGCCGGTGTTGGAGCAGAGCTCGCCCGAGTGCCGCGCGGAGCTGGGCGACGCTAGGTGCCGGGTCGACATGGCGGGGCGGGTGTGGATCACGCGCATCGCTGGCGTCATCGATGAAGAGACCTTCGACGTGGGGATCGCGGGTGTGGACGGGGCCTATGCCTACGGGCGACTGCGCTGGATCTCGGGAGAGAATAGCGGCCTGGACAGCCCGGTGCTGACTTCCGTCGGGGCACGGCTGACGCTTCGCGAGCCGCCGCCGCGCGCGGCGCGGTTTGGCGATTTGGTCGAGATCAGCGAGGGCTGCGACCGAGCTTTCGCCACTTGCGTCGGCCGCTTCACCAACGCGCTCAACTTCCGGGGCGAGCCGCACTTGCCCGGGATCGACTTGCTGACGCGATACGCGGCCGGCTGAGGGGCGACGATGACTGGAGAGGAGATCGCCGCGCGGGCGCGGCGGCTGGTTGGCGTGCGCTTTCGCGCGCAGGGACGGTCGCCCGCGACAGGGGCTGGACTGCGTCGGCCTGGTGGTGAGCGCGCTGGGCGTGGAACGGGCGAGAGCGAATTACGCCTTGCGCGGCGGCGATTTCGGCCTGTTGAGCCGCGAGCTGGAGGCGGCGGGGCTGGCGCGGGTGATGGACCGCGAGGTCGGCGATGTGCTGGTGATGCGGGCGGGGCCGGAACAGCTCCATCTGGGCATCGTCACCAGTGCGGGGCTGGTGCACGCCGATGCGGGATTGAGGCGCGTGGTCGAGCGGCCCGGCGCGCCGGAGTGGCCGGTCCTCGGCAATTGGCGGGTGGTCGGCGATCGTGAGGAGCTCTCCTGATGGCGACGATCGTTCTGACGGCCGTGGGGAGCGCGCTTGGCGGGCCGATCGGCGCGGCGGTAGGCGCGGCGATCGGCTCGGCGGTGGATGCCAAGCTGTTCGCGCCTAAAGCGCGGCAAGGACCGCGGCTGGGCAGCCTGGCGGTGCAAGGCTCCTCCTATGGCGCGGCCATCCCGAAGCTGTTCGGGACGATGCGGGTCGCCGGAACGGTGATCTGGTCGACCGACCTTCAGGAACGGCGGTCGAGCTCCGGGGGCGGAAAGGGTCGTCCCAAGACGGTCAATTACAGCTACTCAGCCTCGTTCGCCGTTGCGCTGTCGGGCCGCGCGATCCGGGGGTCCGGCGGATCTGGGCGGACGGCAAGCTGCTGCGCGGCGCGGCGGGCGATTGGAAGGCGGAGACCAAGTTCAGATTGCACTTGGGCGGCGAGGATCAGCCGGCCGATCCGCTGATCGCATCGGCCGAAGGGGTGGCGAAGACGCCTGCCTATCGCGGTCTGGCTTATGCAGTGTTCGAGAACCTCCAACTGGCCGATTACGGCAACCGCATCCCGTCGTTGAGCTTCGAGGTCGAGGCGGATCAGGAGCCGATCTCCGTCGCGCGGATCGCGGAGGTGCTGAGCGACGGCGCGATCTTGGCAGGGCCAGAGCCCGGACCTTGTCGGCTACGCGGCCGGCGGGGACAGCGTCCGCGGCGCCATCGAGGAGCTTGCCGGCTTCGTGCCGCTCTCGCTGATCGAGCAGGGGCGAGCGGCTGCTGCTGACGGCGCCGTCCGGAGCTCCCGTCACCATCGAAGCGGGCAGGGCGCGACCAAGGGGGGCGGCGCGGGCGGAATGACGAGCATGTGCGCGGGGCGGCCTCGTCGGTCGCGAGCAGCGTGACTCTGACCTATCACGAGCCGGCGCGCGACCATCAGAACGGGCTGCAGCGGGCGCTCCGCAGCGGGTGCGGCGCTGATCGCGGAAGAGCGCGCGCTGCCGGTCGCGCTCAGGCGCCGGGGCGGCAAAGGCCTTGGCCGAGGGGCGCCTGCCGCTCTTGGTCCGGCCGGGCGAGCGCCACATTGTATCCGATCCTGGCGGCTGGCAGGTGCTTCGCCCCCGGTACGCTGGTGCGGATTGAAGGGCATGGCTGGGGCTGTGGCGTATCGAGCGCTGGCTGCTCGAGAAGATGATCGTGCGCTTGAGCTCGTCCGAGTGCCTGGGCGGTGCGCCGGCGCAGTCGACGCAAGTGCCGGGCGAGCGACCGGCGAGGCGGACCTGCGGCATGGCCGACGACAGCTGCGCGTCTTCGAGTTGCCGGCGATGGATGGCAGCTGCCGGAGCGACCGCAACTGCTGATCGCGGCATCCGGGTCGAAGCCGGCTGGCGGCGGGCGGCGTTGATGGCGAGCTTCGATCGCGGCGCGACCTGGCAGGAGCTGGGCAAACGGCCTGGTCCGGCGGTGATGGGAAGGGTCGAGACGGTCCTGCCGGCGAGAACGGGTCGGCGTTGCTGGATCGGTCAAGCTCGGTCGACTGTCGACCTGCTGCACGCGGGCATGCTGCTGGAAGCGCGAGCGACTGCCGCGCTCGCGGCCGGCGCAAACCTCGCGCTGGTCGGCGACGAGATCATCCAGTTCGGAGCAGCCGAGGCGATCGGAGCGGGCCGGTTCAGGCTGTCCAGCCTCCTTCGCGGACGGTTCGGACCGAATGGGCGAGCGGCGCGCATCAGGCTGGAGAGGACTTCGTGCTACTCGACCGCGCGATGCTGCTCCCGTTGGACTGCCTGCCAGCGTCCCTGGGCGCAGAAGTGGCAGGTGCGTGGCCGCAGGGCCTTGAGGACGGGCCGGAGGGGCGTGAAGGTCACGCGTCGGTTTCGGGCGAGGCGCTTCGCCCGCCCAGTCCCGGTCACCTCGCGGGCGAGCCGCAATGCGGACGGGGGCGTCGCGATCAGCTGGGCGCGGCGGAGCCGCAGCGGCTGGGCGTGGGTCAATGGCGGCGATGCTCCATTGGGCGAGCAAAGCGAGGCCTACGAAGTCACTATACGGGTGCTGGGTTCGAACGTCGGGCGAGGGCCGCGCAGCCGAGCTACGTCTACGGACCGAGCGAGCAGGCGAGCGATGGCGCATCCGGCTCGGTCACGATCGCGGTCGCGCAGATCGGGTACCCATGCACGCTCCCGAAACGCGACCAGGATTTTGTTCTTTAGGAGGTAG